TGTTTCTCCATTTGAGGTAAATAAAACATTTACTTTTAGTGGTGCTGCTTCATTTACAGGTTCTAATATTGGTATTGATAGATTTTTAGGAAAAAACCTTGATAGTACATTATTTAACCCATCAACAGATCCTATAACAGGACAAATTACACCTCAATATCAAAGATTAGTATATGATTCTATTAAAGAATTATATTATTCTAATTATATAAATAGCTATGGAGCTTCACCAAGTTCAGCAAGCTTAATCCCAGGAGCAAACACAGAAGGAGATGTTCTTGTAGGATCTACAGGTTCACAAGGTAGATATTTTAATTATCCTCAAACAACCCTAACATTTGCTAAATATTTTCCTACAAGTTCTATAACTTCAATTGGTGTTATATCAATTCCTGTAGGTATGTTTGGAAATTATATTCAACCAAATTCATTTATTATGACTGCTCCTAGTGGTACTATACGTGATGATGGAGAAGGTAATCTTGTTGCTGTTGAAAATAATTACATGTGCGGTAATATATTTTATAGTCATGGTATTGCTGTTATAACAAATAATGGTTATCCTGGTGCTTATGGTATTGGACTTTATGGTACTTCATCTTATGGTGGTGGAACAGACGCTAATTTTATATTAAATTTTGTTACTGCTTCTAATGTTACAATTACATTTTCATCTTCATTAACCATTTATGAAACACAATATAAATGTACAGCAAGAGAAAATGAATTTAATGCTAGTTTAAATCCATCAATAATATCAGGTTCAGAAGGTGTACCTTATAGTTTTGCTACTAGTTCATTATTTTCACCTTATGTTACAACAGTAGGTTTATATGATGAATATCAAAATTTATTAGCGATAGGAAAATTATCACAACCTTTACCTTCATCGCCTACAACAGATACTACAATACTTATCAATATAGATAGATAATGATTAAGTTTTTAGATATATTAAATGAAGCTAAACAAGTAGGTATATTATACCACTATACTGAAAATTGGTTATTAAAACAAATAATAGAAACTAATACGTTATTAGCACCTGTTAGTTTTACTAGACGTCAAAGTAATTGGGTAAGAGATTTTACTAATGGTGAATCTATAATTGTTATTGATGGTAATAAATTATCTAATAATTATAAAATAAAACCCTATCAAGATATCAATCCGTTTTTAGCGGATATAGGAGATGAAGCTCCATCTTTTGCAGGCGGAAAAAATGAAGAATATGAAGAACGGGTTGATAAAAATATTACCAATTTAAATAAATATATTATTAAAATTATATTTCTTACTCCAGACATTAGATTAGAATCTTTACTAAAAGAAAAAAATATCCCTTACGAAATAAAATAAAATTATGAATAATTGGTTTTCAATTGAATTACACGGGGAAGGTTTTGAATATACAAAAGAATATAATAGTATTGAAGATTTTCCAACCGACACTTTTGGGTATATATACATGGTAACTCATACTCCGAGCGGAGTATCGTACTTAGGTAAAAAATCGCTATACCACAATATAAAGCGCAAATTGACGAAGAAAGAATTGGCTGAGATGCCAATAGCAAGAGGAAGAAAAGTAACAACAGAAGTTGTTAAGAAAGAATCCGATTGGAAAAAATATTTTGGGTCTGCAAAACCAATTTTAGCACTGATAAAGGACGGTAAACAAAAGGACTTTACCCGTCAGATACTACAATTGGCACCCAATAAAAAACTACTAACATATTTAGAATGTAAATATATGTTTAATTATGGTGTGTTAGAAAATCCTGATAAATGGTTTAATGATTCAATCCTTGGAAAATTCTACACAAGTGATTTTAAGTAATTAACATTCTCGGTAAATTTTATAATATTTATAGATATGAAACTAACAGATTTAAGAAAATTAATCAACGAAGAAATCCAATACGTACTTAATACTGAAGCCTTTGGAACAGGTGGTAGAAATGTTCAAATAAATACTGGTAATGTTAAAGGTGGTAAAGGGGGTAGAAGATATATTTCTCCCGTCGTTGTATTTCCTAAAGACATAATAAGTAAATTTCCTGAAAAAGATTTTCAATTATTAAAAAATAAAGAAGGTGAATATAGTATGTATATTTCTCCTTATCTATTTGCAGCAATGCAAAAAGGAGCAAAAATAGGTAAATACGAAAATATATTTACTTCTCTTCCAGATGATAAACCTTGGTTAAAACAACAACTTAAACAAATATTTAAAAGTGCAGGAAGTATTAATCCTCAAGTAACTAAAAAAGGTGCAAATCCTGGAGGTATGCATTCGATTAATGTTAAAATTAAAGATGTAACACCTGACGGAGATATTATTTTTGTTAATCCTCAAAACGCAGGTGAAGATTCATCAACCAAATATATTACTGAAAACATAATCAATGAGATAATGGATGCTTTAATGGCTGAAGAAGCACATATCCCAATAGACGAAATTGGTAAATTTTTTGTAGCTAAAAAACCTAAAAAAGGTATGACTAAGGAAGAAATGGTTTATGAAGCAACAGCATTTGATACTATATCTCCAGAAGAAACTTTAGGTATATATAAAAATAAATCTGAAGCGAATCGTTTAGCAGGTGAATCATTAAAATCATTTGAAGATCAACTTAAAGAAGTTGAATCATCAATGGAAGAAATACGAAAAGACAGAGAAGCTATCAAAGCAAAATCCCAGGCAGCTAAAGATAAAATTAACAAAATTAAATAAAATAATCTAAGCTTGGTATCCCAAGCCTTTTTTATTATATTATGGTTATGTTAAATCAAAGTTTAATAACTTTAGTTAATTCTGTATTAGGAACTGGTAAATCAACCTCTAGAGGAAATTATGCTTATCATTGCCCTTTTTGTAACCATCATAAACCAAAATTAGAAATAAATTTTAATGAGAGTGAAAAAGGTGAAAATCCTTGGCATTGTTGGTCTTGTGATAAAAAAGGTAAAAAGGTATATCAAATATTTAAATCAATTACCTTATCCCCTGAATTAATAGCTGATTTAAAATCACTTACTAAAGGTGGATTTATTGAAAAGCAAATTACAGTAGAAAGAAAAGTAGAGTTACCTAAAGAATTTAAATCATTACTTAGTGTAACTCAAACCGATATAACAGGTAGACATGCTTTATCTTATTTAAAATCAAGACATATAACTAAAGAAGATATTATTAAATATAATATTGGTTATTGTGAAAATGGTAAATATGCTAAAATGATAATTATTCCGTCATATGATAAAAACGGAATATTAAATTACTTTACAGGAAGATCATTTAATAAAGATTCAAAACAAAAGTATCAAAATCCTGATATATCACGTGATATAATACCATTTGAGTTGTTTATTAATTGGGAAATACCGTTTATATTGTGTGAAGGACCATTTGACGCAATAGCCATTAAAAGAAATACTATCCCGTTACTAGGCAAAAACATACAATCTAATTTAATGAAACAGATTGTAAAGTCTAGTGTTGAAAAAATATATATAGCTTTAGATAAAGATGCTCAAAAGCAAGCTTTAACCTTTTGCGAGCGATTGATGAAAGAAGGCAAAGAAGTCTATTTACTAGACTTAAATGACAAGGATCCTAGTGAAATGGGATTTAATAATTTCACAAAATTAATACAAGACACCTATCCACTAACATTCTCTAATTTGTTAGAAAAAAAACTACAATTATGATTGAAAAAAATGTAAACGTTCATAAAAAACACGTTAAACGATTATTAGAAATTGATGATACTTCTAAAAGAGTAACAATAATGGATAATAGATACTATACTAGAAACGGTAATTATTACCCATCAGTTACTAGTATTCTACAATACATGCCTAAAAATAAATTTTTTGAAACATGGTTAAAAGACGTAGGCCATAATTCAGATATTATAATAAGAAAAGCAGCAGATGAAGGTACACAAGTACACGATGCTGTTGAAAGATATCTTTTAGGTGAAAAAATAACATTAATTGATGATAGAGGATTTTCACAGTATTCAATATTTGTTTGGCAAATGATTTTAAAATTTCATGAATTTTGGAGTACTTGTAAACCAACCCTAGTAGAAAGTGAAGCTCATTTATTCTCAGATAAACATTTATTTGCAGGTACGTGTGATTTAGTAGTAGAAATGGATGGTATAAAATGGTTATTAGATATTAAAACATCAAATTCATTACATACAAGTCATGATTTACAATTATCAGCATATGCTCAAGCTTGGAATGAATTATATGAAGAAAAAATTGAACGTGTAGGTATTATTTGGTTAAAATCATCTAAACATAAGGCCGATAAAAAAGGAGAAAAAATGCAAGGTAAAGGATGGGAAATATATGAGCCAACTCGCACCATTGAAGAAAACTTTAAATTATTTGGATATATACACGAATTATATAAACTTGAACACCCTAACCCAAAACCAACATCAAACGATTTCCCAACTGAAATTCAAATAGGAATGTAATTGTTAATATTTATACTAAAATATTGGAATGATTTCTTTACTTGAAATTTTAAGAACTATAACAACAGAAGGAGGTAATGTATTTGGTACTACATCTAGTATTAAAAAAGAATACATTCAACCAACCCTAGAAAAATTCATATCTGAATTAAAAAATATATATCCAAAGATAGATTTTAAATTTACTACATTAGGCTCTGTTGGTAAAAAAGACGAATCTGGTGATATTGATTTAGGAATGAGTGTTGATCAATTTATGACCAAAAATGGTGAGCCACTACTATCAGATTGGAATATAAATTCTAATGAATTTAATGCATTATTTGAAAAGATAAGAAAACGTTCTAAAACAGCAACAGAAGCTCAAAGTAAGTTAAGAGCTATGTTAGAATTAATTGCTATTAATATTGAAGAAAAATCACAATTTATAGACACAGATTTAAAAGCAGCTGGTGGTGGATCTATATTTTGCACATCTCCTCAATACAACGAAAAAGGTGAAGAATTAAATGATAAATCAGTACAAATAGATATTAATGTAGGTAACTTAGATTGGTTAAATTTTAGTTATTATTCAAACACATATAAAGATAATGTTAAAGGATTACATAGAACACAATTAATGTTATCTATGTTTCAAGTACTAGGTTTAACTTTTAATCATAGTACAGGTGTTAAAGATAAAACAACAGGAGAAATAGTTGCTACTACTCCTAAAGAAGCATTAAACGTATTAAATAAAGGATATAATCTTAGTTTATCCCAAGATATATTAAATGATTATTTTGAATTAATGGATTCTTTAAAAAAGAATTTACCTAAAGAAAAAGTAAATCAAATACTAGATACATACTTAAAAATATTAGATTCAACAAGAGCTGATATTCCAATCGATATTCAAGATTATTGGATTGCTAATCAAGATAGTTTAGGACTTAAAGGTAAATTCCTTCCAGATACTTCTAACTTAATAAAATACAAAACAACATAATGTCAGGATCAGCCGGAGGTAACAGAATACCAAGATCAGCTGTTGAAAAAACAGTTAAAGAATATATTGATAAAGTTCTAAGTAAAGTACCTGGATTTAAATCAGCTAAAGTATCAGGTTCATATAATACTTCTGAAAAGCAAGATTTTGGTGATATAGATTTAATTGCTTCTTTTGAAGGAGAGGATAAAAAAGAATTTAAAAAACAACTTTCTAAATATTTAGAATCACTTCCCGATGATATAATAGTTCCTTTTAAAAGCGAAAAATACGCAGGAAAGAAAACTATGAATACTGGTGAGATTGTTACAATATTATATCCAATCACCGGAATGCCTGGTGAGTTTGTACAAATTGATAATATTATTGCTTTATCAGAAGAAGAAGGTGATTTTAAACAGAATTTTTTAGATTATCCAGCAGAAATCCAAGGTTTAATTTTAGGATTAGTTAAAGTAGTTACTTTAGAAGAAGATCCAAATAAAGTAATTGATAAAATGGGTATTAAAAATATACCTACTTTAGAACCAAACCAAGAATATGAATTTAATTTATCGTCTGCTGGTTTAACTTTAAGAATAGTTACGTTAGCAGAAGATTACAAACAACTTGAAAGAACAGATGTTTGGAAATCAAGTAATTGGGGAGATGTAAAAAAATTACTTACAGCCTATAATATTGATCAATCATTTAAAGATTTAGTTTCTGATTTAAAAAAATTAAAAAATCCTAGATCTAAAAATAGAATAAAAGGTATATTTAAATCAATGGTATCAATTAAGTCTGGTGAAGTTAATACTCCTAAAGGAGATAATAAACAAATGGCTTTAGATACAGTTGCTATGTTAGAAAAAAAATATAGTGGTTTAGTTCAAAGATTAATATCGGGCCTTATATATGAAGAAATTACAAAAGAATCAATTGCTTTATATCCAGGCAAATTTAAACCACCACATAAAGGTCATTTTGAAGTAGCTAAACAATTACTTGAT